CTTTTACGTAGTTTTTGAATGTGTTATAAATAATATCTATCTTTTGCTGAAAGGTAATATCAGCTCCAAACTCCACTATACTACCATTTTCTCTCTCAAATTTACTAACAAATTTAGTAAAATTAGCCTTAATATACAAATCCTCTGAGCTCATCACTCCCTGCTCTGCTTTTTTGTAGCACTCATCTACTGTGCTATATGGAGCAGGATTAAGGTTATTTTCTATCATTAATTTGTGTACTGTCTGTGGATCACCTTTGTACTTGGTTTCAATCAGCAGCTTGTATATCTGGTCTATCTCTGACTCAGGCATACCGGCTGTCTTTGCTCCTACAAATAACTCTTGTAGCTGTGCCTCTGTGAGCAAAAACCACTCAGTACCATAATTAGCATGTACCTTAACATCAGCATCAATAGCCAGCTTTATGCATGTTTCTACTAACCACTTATGTACCCGGTTGCATATCCCTGCTAACTTGAGCAAAGGTTTTTTCCTATCCTCCATCAGACTCCTTACCTGGTCCGCATTAACAGCCTCCTTATTCATCATGTCATTAAAGCCTGTGGTGTTGACTTTAATAAATGCCTCTCTACCATTTTGCTTTTTTTGCTCAAACTCTAAATTCCCCGTAGGAGGAGATATAAACCGAAAATACCCTGATACATCATTCTCATCATTGTCAATCTTAGGATTAATCTTGATTGCTGTCCCTGCTCCACTAAACTTATTAGCTGAGCATGTTCCACATGATGTAGGAGTGGACATTTCCCCTGATTCCATAGGCTCTGATACCATGCCATTAACACAATACTCATCCTCACAAACTGCTGCAGCATATTCCACCACCGGGAATACTCCATAATGCTCAGCATAGTAGCTATAAGCATGGAACTGCTGCCACTCGGACATAGAGCCCAGCACCTTAGCTAATGGTGCATAACGCTTAACATCATCTTTAGTGTTTAAGGCATCATCTACAAACCACCTTGCAGGGCAATACCCTAAATTGTGCGGACTCTCCAGGATAAGAGAGTAGGCTTTATCTCTAATCTCTACCACCCTGTAGTATTCATCATCATAAAAGGCTATTCTTTTGTAATTTCCCATCTCATCAGAGCCCTCTGAGTGATGGAATATGATGTACTGAAACTTACTTTTGCACTCTGTTAGTTCATAGCCTATAAGCTTGTCAAGCTCAATAGTAACATAATAAGGAATACCCATAGCATCCTTATCCACCACTACAATAGTCTGAGGTTTGCACTTAAATGCTCTCCTACCTACTTGCTCAACGTAGCTCCTTGTATTGACCTTATAGAGCAGTTCTGTAGCCTGTGCCTCTGCTCTCTTGTTAGGATATTGTATAGAAAAGTTTGCATTTCTACCATTAAAAACCCTGTTAAGGTCCTCAAGGATATCATCAGATATAGATACGATTGCCAGGGGATAACTGAAATATTGCAGCACCCTTTGGTATTTCTCCTGAGTGATACTGTTCCTGATGGCAAGTTTTATCTCGCTCCATCCGGTTTCACTCTCCAGCTCTCTAAAAAACAATGGCTCAGACATAACTTTAAGCCTACTTTCATAAGCTACCATCATGCCTAACTGATTACTTTTGCTTTTTATCAGCTTTATTACTTGGCTTTCGTTTAATAACATTATCTACAAATTGATATTTTTTTGAATCAAGCTTCCAATCATCCCTCTTTTGTGCCACCTGACTCTGCAAAACAGCCTGAGCATGTGAGAGGGTTAACTCTGCACATGCCCCTGCTTTTGTTTTTAGTTTTACTGTTGTAGGCTTAGCCATTACGATACAGTTAATGCATTAAAGTCTGTTGGAGTAACTGCAGCCTTAGTCTCATCATAGTCAAAATCCAGCTGAAAAGTCATGGTATTCATGTCTCTTGTACCAAACCCTGCATTAGTCATTGAGCCAAGTACCACATTTGATACATCAAAGCCAGTGAAAAGGTCACCTACTTGCTGTCCCCAAATTAGTCCTTGCTGATTGATAAGGTAAACCTCAAGCCCTGTACCCTCACATGCTAATGTACGGAATGCAGCAATCTGTGGTCCTGTTAAGCTGTCAAATCTTGCAGAGCCATCAGTAGGATTAATCCCGTTAACTAATGTTGTCCCTGATAGAGTTGAGTTGTCTCCACCTCCCTGGGTTATTGTGCTTCCTCCGGTTAAGGTACTCTCACCTCCGATTAATGGAGATGTAACCACATGAGTATCATCAGCAGCAGCAAAAAGAATAGTCCAGCCTGCCACTACACTGGGCAGATTGCCTGAGATAGTTGCAGGAACATTGTTTGCAGGAGTGGCAGTATCCCAAATGACCTCACCTTTACGAACAAACCAATATCTTTGAATCTGCCCCATATTCTCAGGACATACACTTGCTGGGATATCAGTTAGGCTTGTAGCAAGTGGACAGCAGTCTAACAAAAATGAATTTAATAAGTTCATAATAATATATTAAAATGTAATTGAATCAGGAACAATCACAATGGATGCCCCTATTGAATCTTTGAAATCAAATAATAAGTCATAACTCTCTGTAACAGGATCAGCAACAAAATCTACCCACAGATGTGAATATACGCTCTGACCACTAATGCACCCCAAGCTATCCAATGTGACCGGATTAACTACCAATGCAGGAGCTATACCTACAGGAGTAAACGTCACCTCTATGCTGAACACATCACATGTAACCGTATCCATCAGCAAAGCTCTTAATTCTTTCTCCCAGGTCAAACTGCCTACCCTGGTATTAAACTCCTTGGAGTAATTAAGTGCAGATGGTGTATCCACCCCACAGCAATTAAACGATGGAGGAGGTTGCAGATACTCCCGGATGACATTAAGCACAGTTATTTCTGCTGCAGTAAGCAGAGTGTAGTCTAAATCTAAACTATAAAGCTCTGTCAGATACTGGTCAAAGCCTGCATCTGAGAAAGTGGTGATTTGACTAAGCTCTAATGCAGTCCTGGCATCAGGGATGTTGAAAGGAGATACTAAGGTAATCTGTCTTATACTCTCTAAGAGCAGAGCAGTATAGCTCTGTAATCCCTCCGCAAACTGTGATGCCTGTAATACGTATGCCATAATTTTTTTTTATGAACCGTAAGATACTAAATTTAATTTGTTTTTTCTAATACCTTGCTCTCCATATCTAAAAGCGTCCCAAATATGATTGAATTTATCAACAGGCTTATTCTTAGCCCGCCCATCTTTCCGGTCTATTGTCCATACGTATTTTTGCTGCTCTTGTTTCCATAATTCGGAATTAACCAAATTTAATTTCCCATAACTCTGTATAGCACTAATGCCATTACGTATAGAATCAGCACCTTTCTTACATCCCCTAACCCTCCAGTCAAGATTCCTAAGCTCCTTGATACTCTTAGGCTCTGCACTATCTGCCATCACAAAATCTCCTGTCCTTAATCCTTTCCTCATGCCTAACCTTGAGAACTCCTTAGCTATGTCCTGGTTAGTTAGCCCTGTCTTATAAAGCAACAGCTCTCCATACAGTTGACCTTGGATAAGTGCTAATCTGACAAGTGTAGACGGATCATTTGAGTAGCCAAAATCCATGCCCAGGCAACTGCGTTTAATTCCTGTAGTAGGCATCTTGGGTATCCAATTGATTGCCGGGAATATTGCCCCCTGCACATTGCCGGTCAGACCTAAGCCGTATACCCTCCATTTGTTCTTATCCTTATGTTTCAGTGCTTCTATCTTTTCCCTGATTGAATCTTTGAGGAAAGGATTATGAGTATAATTGCTGATAAAGACCTCTACTTTGTTACTACTCCCTATCAGCTTATCATGCACCCAAAAAGCAAAGGTAGGATTATAGTCTATGAATACCTGTTTAGTGGTCCTTATCTGTAGCTGATCATAAACTGAGTAAGGGATACCATTAGCCTCATTCATGAAGAGGTAATCCCTCTTGCCACTCTTAGCATCCTGCTCATTATCAAAACTCTTGAATTCTATCAAGCTACCATTATGTAGCCTGTATTCCCGGTTAGTGATATTGATGCTTTTTATCATGGACCTAAAAAAAGGATTATTGAGTATACTCTCAAAATCCCTGATGGCTCCAGACTTTAGGTTAGGTATATCTTGACCTACTACTGTGATAATTTGATTAGGCTCCTCTGCTGCTTTGCATGCAAGCACTTGCAGGAGTGAGTATGTCTTGCCCGATGATGTGCCCCCCTGGTTGATGACTATCTGCTTAGTGGTTTTGTAGTTCCACTCAAAGACCGGGGATATTTTGAAAGGATTAGTCATCTAGGAACTCAGTTTCGTTGTGGATAGGCAGCACATTAGTAGACTCAAACTTGACCTGAATCAGGTTGGTATGTATATCCCCATCGAGCTCTATCTTTTGCTGCTTAGGCATAACGAACTCAAGAGCTTTTAGGTATGCATTGATTTTGTCTTTGATTGCTAAGTCTGGAGACTCTAACCATCCCTTAAAAGTTTCATCAGTTATCAAGCCAACTAAATAATCATGCAAAAACTTTTTACCTGGTTTAGGTTTGTTTTTTGCTCCTTTTTCTCTTCCGGATGGATTCCCTGACACCCCTTTTTGAAATGGCATAATATTGCTTTTTTATTGTTGATTTACAATGAAATCATATCCCTATCCTAAATCTTAAATCTAAATAATCGTGCTGCAGGTTTATCTGCTTAGTAATCAGCATCATAAGACCTACCTTATACTTTAACGGATGTTTATATGAAAATGTTTTGTATTCCAAAATTAACCAAACATCTACAGAGTTAAAGTAATCTGTCTTGCTTTTTATGTTATCCATCAGCAAAAAATCAATCAGCTCCTCAGGCATATAGCACATATCCAGGAGGATCTCTTTTTGTTCTGTGTTGTATTTTTTGTACCATCTGCATCCTATCAGTGGTTTTATTTGTGCTGCCAGCTGTAGTGCTTTCCTGCAAAATCTATTTTTTGGTGTTTCTTTTCTCATTGGTTGCTCTTATTTCCTTATAGATTGCAAATACCAATCCTCCTATCATAAAGCCTCCATAAAATGCTAAGATAGGCACGAATAGCATTAGTAAAATAATTTTTATTGTCATTTCTTTTTTTAAAAAGGGACAGCCTATGCGGAAACTGCCCCTTTTATCCCAATTATTAAACACATAATACTCATCTAATCTCCTCAATAACCAATGATTTAATCGGTTTAATGGTGATTATATTTCTTTTTCTCTGGTCGAATATCCAAACTCCTGCAAAGCCTAAAGCTCCTATTTGCTCTAACACTTTCTCAGTTAAAAAGATTTCCTTTGAGTGTCTTACAGAGGTAATCTTTTTCATAAAGTCATCATGTGTCAGACCTCCGGACTCATAGTCAGGGTATAGCCCTATATCATTAGGCTGATATATTGACTCATTTTGCTTAATGACCAGAGGATCGTGTATTGGCTCATCAATTATACACTTGTATGTCAAAGAATCTTTTCTTTTTTCTTCAAGTTTCCTGTCTACTACAGCATCTATCTTTTCCATAAAGAGTACCATTGTCTGAGGTATTTCTATCACAGAGCCAAGGGGGATGGGTTGAGCAGAATTTAGATAAACTAACATTGATTTTTTTCTAATATACAAAATTTAAAACTTTATTCCAAGCTCTTCAGTTTTTTTTGAGATTGCTATAGCTTCCTGCCTGGTATGTTCTATGTAGTTGTGAGTAGTTTTCATCATCAGACCAAACTCATCCCAGGCATTTGCTACCGGGTAGGATTTTCCTGTATTGAATATATCCCCTACTTTATACCTCCCGTTTCTCCCGTAGTTAGTTTTTTGTGCTGCCATTGCTAATGTGTAGCATACAGGTACATTCCACTTTTTTAGGGTATAGACTGCCATATGGTAATTATTGCTGTAGAATTCTTTTTTAAATTTTTGTAGGTGATTGAATGATGGGATAGTGTCAGGCTGTGCCTGCAGAGTGATTGTTGTTATCAGGATTATTATTATTGTTCTCATTGTTTCTCTTGTTTTTTGATTTGATAAATAGCAATGAACATAAAAACCAGTTTAAAACTGATAATTATGCTCAGAGCATATATTTCAATGGTCTCCATGTCCAAAGGGAGAGCGAAAAGGATCTGGATTAGGTACGTACTTGACAGTATCAAGGGTAGTCATACTTGTAAACTTTTCTGCATTTTGCAGTGCTTTGACTGTTTCCTTTATTATCTGCCTGAGTACTTTATTCTCAGATTCTAGTCTTTGGATTTTCTCTAATTGTTTTTCACTTGACATGCTCTCATCGTTTTTAGCTCCTCGTTTACATTGTGTGCATCTACTGCAGATCCTATTGTGAATAAGTC